TCAAATAACTCTGCTATAGTAAAACCAACTTCTTCTTTTGTACCTAATTTTTTACCATCTGGTGTTCTGCCTGCTAATCTATAAATAAGTTCTGAATCTTTACCGCCTAAAACTTCTTCTATTTCTCTCAATGCTCTTTTACCACCAACTATAAGCTCAGCATTATCTTGTAGTTTTTTATAATTATTTATAGTATTTCTTGTATAACCTCCGCCAGTAACAAAAGAATTATATTCAGGTCTATTTATTACTGTATTAAAATTATCAGTAGCGTTTTTTAAAAAGTTTTCTTTTATTTGTTGTGCACGTAGAACTTCTTTCGGTAACATTAATGTAGAACCTTCTTCTCTTATAACGTTATCGAATAAAGTATTTGTCGGTGTTGGGATTTCTTTTTGTGCTTCTCTAATTAAAGCATTAATTTTAGCACTACCAATATTTATATAATCTTGTATTCTATCTTCTGCAGCTTTTACTATATTTGCATCAACTTCTTTACCTAAAGGTATAACACCTTCTTCGAATTCTTTACCTAAAGCTCTCATCATATTACTTATAACAGCTTGATTACCATCACGTATAGCACTATACATTTCTTTTAATGTTGGGTCAGTAGCACTTTCTAAAAATATAAACTCTAAATCTGCTGCATCTTGGTCTAAAGGATTTCTACCCGCTAACGTTGGGTTATATTGTCTATATTTATCTTTAAAATTTTTAGCAAATCTATCTATTTGTTCGTTTATTAAATCAACGCTTTTTTGCCCTCTACCATAAATAATATCAGGACGTAAAATATCATCTTGTGCTTGTCTATTTAAAATAGTACGTATTTTTTCCATAATATCAGCAGGCACTTGTGTCCCTGCCGCAGTTCTATATAAAGCAGGTAAAATCTTCATCAAACTATTTACAACAGTCGTACCACCAAAAGCTACTGCACCAGTCATGCCTGATTGTTTAGCTATTTCTTCTATAGTTAAATTATTTAATCCAGCTTCACTACCTATAATTAAGCGAACTGCATCGCCTGCAGTAGCACCAGCACCTGAACCTGCAGCAGTTTTAAATATTGTTCCTACACCACCAAAAATACTTTTACTAGCTGTTTTAGGCATAGTTAACACAGTACCAAAAATATCTCCTGTTATCGCAGGAGCTTCTTGAAAAAATGTTTTTCTTATATCATCTCTAGTTAATCTTGGATTACGTAAAATTTGATAAAAATCATTACCTTCTGCTTTAAATCTAAAACCTTCATGAGGATTTTCGTTATCTAAATATTGTAAATCGCCTTTTATACCTAATTTATCTGTAATAAATTTTATTTGTTCTTTACTAGGTGTTCTTGATGTAAAAGCTAAATGATTATAAAAAGATTTTTCTGTTTCTCTATCGGGAAAGACATAAGGATTATCAGGGTCTATACCATAACTAGCTATTTTTTGTCTACGTGAAAAACCAACAGGAGGTTTAGTTTCAAAAGGTGTAAAATCTGTTGGAAAATTACCTCTAACACCTGCTTCTATTTGACGTTGTTGTGCTGATACTTGGTCTTCTAACATACGTTTGTATATTTCAGGCTCTCTTTCTTGTAATGTATATGATATTGGTGCGACATTATATACATCTACTTTAGCTTGTAGTTCTGGTAATTTTTCTAATATTCTCTTATAGGTTTCTTCTGTTAAATTACCAGATTGAAACTCTAGATTTCTTAATTCAGGACTTATACCTACAGCATATAATCTTAGCTCTGCGGGAGAAAGTGCAGTACCGTACCTTACGTTCGGGTTATTAGGTAAAGGTTTTCTATAAATATCTTCTATAAACTTACTTGCAATTTGTTCAGACATAATTAGAATTTATTTAACGCTTCATCATAATCGAAAGTCGTGTTCATATTTAAAGTAGCACTAGGTACAGTTTGTGTAAAACTTGCTATACCTAATCCAGGACGTCTTGTACCAAAATCTCTAAAAGTATATCCGTCTAAAGTTCTTGAATAAACATTAGGTGTGTTTGGTGCATAAAAATCAGCTAGATGACTTTGAACATATGTATCATCGAGTTGTGGTGCTATTTTAGGAAAATTTTGCGATATAGCTAATTTTACGTCGTTATCTATAGCATTTATACTATCGTTAACAAAACTATCTAAATTCCTTATTAAAACTTTAGGGTCGCTAGTTTGACCTAAACCAACTATTTGTATATGGTAGGCTAAATCTTTATCGGATAAAGTTCTGCCTGTTTGACCATTGATAGCTGCTGCAACATAGGCTAGCTGTAAGAATCTTGACCTTAATCTAACATCGTTATAAACAGTATCGCCTAGAATCTCATTCAAACTTTTACCTGTCTCACCTTCTATCATAGTTTCAAACTCTTTAAAAGATTGAGAATCTGTTGATACATCACCTTTAGATAAATCATTATATAAACCTTTAGAAGCTGTACCTAAACCAGCTCTATCACCTGTCATACCTGCAGTGCCTGCAGCAACATCTGCATCACTAGCAAAGATATTACCGCCTACAATTTTAGATATATTATTAAATTCAATAACACCTTGATTAACTAAACCAGCCATAGCTGATGTTACTGTTCCAGGAGTTATATCATCTGGTCCAAGATTCGTAAGTTGTTCTCTAAGCGGTGTGTAAATACTAATTAATCCTGTAGCGGTTTTTTCTTTTTCATATATCGGGTCGTATATATCAGACATGAGTTTTACATTTGGACTTTCTGGTATTTCTATATTACCTGTACCTGTCCTTTTAATATAATTATCGCCCGCTAAAGTATATGTGCCGTCTGGTTGTAAAAGTTCTAATTCACCTGTATTAGTATTTTCTCTACCTACTACAAATGGGTTTTGATTATTTTGTGCTGATTTTACATTGATTAATGTTGCGTAATCATAGGTAGGGTCTTTTAAGAAATTTTCAATTAATTGACCTCTTTGTTGGTTTATAAGTCTTCTTCTTTCGTTTTCAGCACCTCTAATACTTAATGCCGAACGTACATAATCAGGTGCACCACGACCCATTTGCGAAGCAGCTACAAGATTAAATATATCAGTACCACGTAAACCACCAACGTCCTGTTGAGGTCCAAATGCAGTAAATGCTGCAGCTTGGGCTTGTTCTTCTTTTGATAAATCATTAGGGTCAGCACCTATACTTTTTAAATAATCATCTAAAGACATGTCTTGTCGTCTATTTCTAAAACGGTTAGCAACACCTGAAACTATTAAAGGTAAAATACCTGCGATTCGTTCTTTAGTAGTAGGCTCTGGTGCTCTACGTACTGGTCCTCTAGCCGTTGGGAACGAAGGTCTAGCTTGTGGTATATTTATTGGAGTAACACCTGCGATGCCTTGTTTGCCGCCGAACGTTGGAAAAGGTAATAATCTAGCCATATCTAAAATCCTTAAAACATACGACCGAACGCATTATTAGGGTTGAAAGGTGCTCCTAATATTCCTTGTTGAAATGGGAGAAAACTACCTATAGGTTGCATACCCATAAAATTATTAGGCGTGTAATTACCGACAGGTGCAGCTGTTGCACCTGCATAACCATAACCACCTGCTAATGGTCCTAATGATGCAGTTAGAGAGCCTAAATTTTGTATTAAATTCATAGGTAAATTATATTGACCCACAAAGTTTTGATAATCTAAATCCATAAGAGATTGCGACCTACCTCTACCTAGACCACCGAACTGTGCTGTTCTGCTTATATCTTGTTGTTGAAGTTGTGGTAACAGACCGGCTAAACCTTGAAAATTTCTACTTATATTTCCTAAGTTTTGTGCACCCGCTAATCCTCTACGTTGTGCTTGTTCGAATGCATTTTGTGCCTGTTGTGAAGCTAAACCAAAACCACGACTTCTTATGTTACCAACTGCTTCTGCTGCACCCCTACCAGTCTGTCTAGCTAATTCTTCTTGTGCTATTCTGCCTCTAGAACCACCGAAAGCACCTTGACTTATAGCTTTATCACGTAAACCTATATCAGCTTGTGCTGAACGTCTGTTAATATCTCGTAAAGTTTGTTGTACCACATCTTCTTCGAAAGGGTTATAGAATTCGTCTATGTTACTTGGGTCGAATTGTTGTGTGCTTCTTCTAGCTAAATTACTAGCTCCTAATAAATTTTCTGCGGACATACCTAAATAAGGTCTATAACTACCTATAGCCCTATCAGATAATTGCATAGCTAATTGTTCTCTAGGGTCAAAATCAGCTACTCTTTGTCCTGTATAAGTAAAAGGCGAACTATCCTCTCGCCCTAAATTTTCAAACTGTTGGTTGAAAAAACTTGTAGCAAATGGAAATATAGTTCCAGATAGTAAATCACCTATAAACCCCGCGGGGGCTTGACTGGAATATTCTTGTTCTTCTCTACTAGCCATACATTCTATTCCCTTTATTGTTAATTTTTTCTAATGCTGCAATACCTTTACTATGATTACCACCACCTAACATATCTACAGTGGCTTTAGATAACATAAATTCACCATCACTAGCCATAATTGGTATCATATCATCCTTAGGTCCTCCTGGACCGTCAAGTTCTCCACCACCTAACATTGGTTTAAACATTTTTCTATCTAAAACATCACCACCGTCTTGCATGCCTATTTGTTTTATCATCATCCGTCTTCTATTTGCATTACCTGCAGGTAAAGTTCTTGTGCTAACTATACTACCTCTAGGCTCATCATACTTTTTAAGTAACGCTAAAAGACCCTCTGCGGCTGTATCACCTAATATTTCTTTTATTTCTGGGTCTAAGTTTGTAAAAAAATCAGTCGCTTTTGGAAATCTATCTTTTACATCATCTAAAATTTCTGGTAAATCTATTAATGTGTCTATATTATCTAAAAAACCAAGACCAAATAAACCACCTAAAGCACCACCGCTAGAATAATTATGTATTTTACCACCGTGATACATACCCATAATACCATCATTTTCTTGTTGTAATAATTGCATCAATAATTTTTCTTGTTCTTCAGCGGGTAAGTTATCAAAATCAACACCTGCAGTATCCATTTCTGCAGCTTGTTCAGGCGTAGGAGCGACTGTGCCTTCTATCTCAGCAAGTTCTAAAGGAATACCAGAATCTAAAGTAGGTGCTGTGCCACTACCTATGACAGGCTTTGGGTCTGGCATTCTATTTCTTCTTATTTTATCAAGAATTGTACCGCCGATTACTGTAGCTAAAATCTTCCCTAAAAAAGGCATATGTAAGTCTCCTTTGTATGATTATATATCATACAGTGTATATTATTAAAGGTTTTTCTTTACCTTTTACTTTTATAGGTTTTACCGATTTTAAGTGATGTCCGCAATATTTTTCAGTTTCCTCACCTATTAGTATGTTTACGCCTGCTTCTTTGGTAGCTGATTCTAGTCTTGCAGCGGTATTTACAGCATCACCAATAGCACTATAATCGAATCTTGTATCGCTACCCATATTGCCGATTACGGCTTCTCCTGTATTCACACCAACACCTATAGCTACGCCTATATCAGCTTTTTCTATATTAGCTTGTATTTCTCTAGCACATTCTACAGCTACTTGTTCATGGTGTGGTAAATCTAAAGGTGCATTAAATATTGCCATCATAGCATCTCCTATGTATTTATCTACCATTCCTCCATATTTTTTAACTGCATCCGATTGTATTGTAAGTGCTTTATTCATAATTTCTGTTACTTGTTCTGGCTCTAATATCTCTGATAATGCAGTAAAACCTCTAACATCTGTAAATAGAAAAGTACAACGTCTTTTTTCACCGCCTAATTTTAATAAATCAGGGTCTTTTTGTAGTATTTTTACTTGCCTAGGGTCTAAATAATGTTCAAACTGTTTCTTAATTTGTAAACGTAATTTATATTGTTCTCTAAATCTTAGATAAAAAGCTACACTACCTACTATAAATTGTGATATTAAAGACCACGTAACGTCTATTAGAACACCAATACCTATCGTATAAGCCCCGTATAAGCCCGTTATAGCCATAATTAATAAACCTAGGGTTATCCCCCATGTTATACCTAAATAGCTTATAAACGCCCACACGAGCCCTACAGATACTAAAAATATTAATAACTCTAAAGCTAAAGCGTAATCCGGTATATAAGGACTATCTTGTATCAATATTGATTCTGCAAGTGCTGCTTGTATTTTATGTGGCTCAACTAGTCCAATAGGAGTTGCAATTTGTGGCATAACACCATTAGCAGTAACACCTACAAATACAAACTTACCATTAACATTCATTTCTTTTAAGTCCGTTTCTTCAGTTTTTACCCATGATATCCATTTACGACCGAAACTATCTGTTTTAATTGGAGGTAATCCTCTTACAGCTATTTCTTGTACACCATTGTCGTTAGTAGTAATTATGTACGTTGGTGCATTTGTTAAAATTTTTAATACTTCTGTGCCAAATGAAGCCGACCAACCGTCTGGAGTTTTTAACAACAGGGGAACTCTCCTAACAAGTTGGTCAACTTCCGTAGGTGCAATAGCAACTCCTTGTGCTATATCGTCATACTTATAAAAGTTTTGTTTTATACCTGTAGAAAAAATACCACCAACATCTGGTCCTTTTATAACAGTTCCAGTAGTTTTTGGATAATCACCACTACCATTTTCGAAAGTAGCTAAAACACTTGGAGCATAGCCTAGAGACAAAGCAAAAGCGTCATCACCCATCAATCTATCAGGTTGTGGAAAAGAAATTACCCATCCAACACCCATAGCACCATTACCTAAAATATCTAGTTGTATATCTGCTAATCGTTTTCTCGGTAAAGGATAGCCACCCTCACGCTCTACATCTTCTTCAGTTATATTAAGTACGGTAAAATTGCCACTTGGCTCAGGTGTTTTTATAAATGCATCAAAAGTTTTTAACTTAATAATTTCTGTAGGTGTGCTTTGAAACACTAAAGGTAAAGATAGCAAAGGTAATAATAAAAATATAAGTTTTTTCATCCGCTACTTTGTCTTATTGTAATAGTAGAATCACCACCACCGTTTATTTTTATTATATTAGACACTCCATCTTGTATGAAGATTACTGTATATCCAGTAGATGCATTTAAATCTACACGAACTGATTCGCTAACGTTTCTACGTAAACTCACTGTTTGACCCGTAACTAAAGTTGTTATCTGTGTCTCTGTGTCTTGACCAAACGCAGTCCCTGTTATATTTACTCTCGTAGCTAATCCTAGTTGGTCTTCTTCTTCAGCTACATCTAGAGCATCTAAAACTTTTAACAAATCTTCTAAAAAATTTACGTCAAGATAATTTATATCCAATTCTGTAAACTCTAGATTATCATTTTCTAAAAAATCTTCATTTAAATAATCGATATCTAAATCATTAAAATCTAATAAATTTACTGTTTTAGTTGTGCTAGATTCTTCTTGTATATCTTGATTTTCTTTAGGAGGTGTTACTATCAACATATTATCTATAATATCTAAAGATAAATCTAACACAACGGGTTTACTTGGTGGGTTTTCGAAAACGTCTACTGTGGTTGCTTCATAAGGTTTATTAAGTAATACACTGCCTGTTGCAGTTACAACTTCTATCTCACCACTAGATAGTCCTAATGTATCAGGCAAAAGTATAATTAATGAGCGTCCTAACTCATCAACAGTAGCTGTAAAATCTGTGCCTCGGATTGCAATATTAGCAGTAGGTGTTTTTAATCTTATATTTTGTTTATCTATACGATTAAGATTACCTGTAATAAACCTAGTTGTACCTAAAGCAAAAGTAAGTGCCATTTTAGATTTACTAGGGTCAGGGTCATAAATGTACTCATCTATTAATAACTGACTATGTTCTGTTAGTTTTACAGTAGAATCATCTAAAAATGTAATAGCCATACGACCATTAGTCGTTATAGCCTCATCGTTATTTTGGATAGTAAATTTAAGATTTGCATCGTAAATTTTATCTCGCACTATCTGTGCGTCACCGTTTAGTTCCGATATACCACCTATATCAACAGCTTGTACTTGTTCCGCCGTCGTTTTGAATGATACAAACAGTGCCACTGTTGCCGATAGAAAGAATCTTGAGCCAATCATTATCTAACGTACTCGCCTGTGTAATATTAAAAGTTCTAGAATTACCCTCATGGTCTAAATAAAAATAACCACCGGCATAACCAGAGCCTGTAAAATTTAAAGTATTACTATCTCCATCAACATCTACGTAGGACGTACCACCGTCATAATTTATATCGAAATCGAAAGTGTTACCATCACCTTGGATAATCCAATCTAAATCTAATGTTGCAGCTAATGCACTAGTACCATGGTCTAATGTAAAGGTGTTAGTACTACCAGTTACGTTTACATTGTAATTAGAGTTATCTATTCCGTAGGTATTTGTTGGGTCACCTTGTATTGTAAAAGTGTTAGTATCACCGTCAAACTCAAAAAATCCAGTTACTGTGTCACCATAGATATCACCTAAAAATTTGTTTGTATCTCCTAATTGATTGATATCTAAAGTTAAAGTTAAGCCGTCTAAATCTAACGCTGTAAGATTACCTGCTGCTGAATTTAAACCACCTATTATATTTCCAGAACCTAATTGTTCTAAATCTATATTAGCGGTAGCACCACTTTGGTCAATATAAATTTCATTATCTGCAGCAAATGCTATGGTTGATGTTAATAATAAACTAATCAGTATTTTCATTTTTTATCTCCCAAAAGCCTTTATCATAACCTATTTTGACGATTTGCAAAACAGCCTCTTCTATAGCTCTTTGTAAAGCTAATGTAGTTGGCTCATTTTCTGCGTCTCCCATTTCTATTTCTACAAGTTCTGTGCCTGCTTCGATAAATCTAAAAACATCTTGTGATTGACCATAGCTAAAAACTTGTTTATTTACTAACACATCTATAAGAACCTCGCCTGTAGCTATAGATACCATACGCAAAGCCACTGTTATATTATCTATTCTGTACTGTTTACTCGAACCAATGCCTAGATATCGTGCACCTATGCCACCACTTTTAATGTTAGTGTCGTATCCTATAACTGCACCTTCCATCAAAACACCTGCAAATAATAGTGGCATGATTGGTTTAGGTCCATCTGTTTTCTCGTTTTGCTCTCTAGCAGAACGTATTAGTTGTCTTTCTTTTGTAAGATTATCTAAACCTACCCTTTCTGCTACTCTAAAAAATTTACCATCACTAGTATGTTTTAAAGTTCTTATTAATAGATGACTTGGTGCTTGTGTCAAAGCTGTAGAAAATAATGCAAACTCACTGTTACTTTTTCTTTGTCCTGTTTGGTCAGTAAAACTATTAGGATAAACTGCAACTACTATTGGGACTTGTGGCTGTGGTATGTTTAAAAGTTCTTTTGATTGTATCTCTAAAATATTTGGTAATGTTTTACCTTTTGTTAAACTATTATCTATAGGATTAATACTACAACTAGAAAGAAAAATCGCCAATAGGCAACTGTATCTCAGTAACATTCCCATCTGCATCAGTAATTTTTAGAGTTATGATTCCATTATCAATACTGTATTCTATAGTGTTTCCTTCTAAGTTCAAAGTACCTTCAGTACTTGGTGTCTCACCGAACAAATTTTCTACTAGCTGTCTTGATAGCTGAGCATAGATACGTGACTCAAGATTCCTTATGAATCTAGCCAATGTGGTGTTTTGTTTATCTCTTTCTATTTGTTCTTGGATAGCTTTAATTTCTTCTTTAATACTCAATTTACGATTAAATTCTTGATTTTCTATCGTCAAATAATGTGATGAAGTATTAATACCGTTAAATGATGGGTTTTTAAATTTATGTGTGATTGTGTCAGCCCAAAGAGGATTAGTTATAATTACAAGTAAGAAAAATATACACAGCAGTCCTGCAATTCTATATATCCAAATATTATCAGTCTTTTCTTTGGTCATCTCTATCCGCCTTTGCTAATCTATCTGATTGCATGAGTTGTGGTACACCTAGTATAGTCTTCAAAAGTGTATCTTGTCTAATTATTTCGTTATCCACTGAACGAACTCTATCTATCAGTGCTACTAATATACCGTGTTGTGAGTCAAGTTTTTGACCTAATCTTTCTTCTATAGCTGCTATTTGTCCCTCAACTTTTTCATCTACTGTATCTAATTTAGTTTCCATACCATCAACAATACGCATTATTAACTTATATATAAACCACCCTAAACCAAGTGCTGCAGCGATAGGGAAACCAACTTGTTGAATTAAAATTACTACTTGTTCCACTAGTAATCACCCCAAACTTTTGTTTTCTTGCCTCCGTCGTAAGCAACAGCATGTCCTTCTTTAATTAAAACATCACAAATATTTCTACCATCTTCTGTGTACGGTATACCTAATATACGACCATATTTACCTTTACCTAAAGATTTAACTTGTATTTTACCTATACATAGTTCTTGCAAACGTGATTTTGCTGCTAATCCTAATTTCTTTTCAGCTAAATCTCTTGTTCTAGATTCAGGTGTATCTATACCTGCAAGTCTAACTCGTTGTTTATGTAACTTTACATCAAAACCTAAATCTAATGTACAGTCAAATGTATCCCCATCGACTATACGTTCGAGTGTTGCGTTATATACAAATGAATCTGGTGCTTTAGCCATTTAACACTTCCACCTTCTTCTTGCCTGTCTAAGTCTAGAGTTTGGATTTTTTGCAGCTTTAGGAAACTTTTTCATCTGTCCTGCAGAACGTGCACAAAATGACTTACGTCTTTTTGCAGCTTTACTACCTTTTTTAACTTTACCTGTTACTGCTGTTTTTAATTTACTACCGGGATTTAATCTTCTATATGCTTTTACACCTGCTTTCGTCATACCTGCACCCTTTTTAGTAGGTCTAAAATTCTTTTTATTTCTCGCAGGCATTTTAGCTTTTTTTCTTGGCACGTGTGCTCCTCTTCTTTTTAGCGAAAGTTCTTACATTAGTTGGTTTACCCCCAGGATTGCCTGCTGCTCTTTTTCTTCTAACAGCACTAGCTCTTTGTGATGCGGTCATTCTTTTAGCTTGACTTCTTGGCACACATTTAGGGTATTTACGTTTGCTTTTACCTTTAGCAGATTTCCTACCGCATTTTTGAAACTTGCCTTTTTTCTTAGGTGCACCAATATCTACCCAATCACCTTTAGGTCCTTTACCAAACCAAGCTGTTAAACCACCACTAGGCTTTGCCACGTTTCTTCCTCGCTTTTCTGATTGCTTCTTTACCTTTTTTAAATATACTTACTACTTGCGTTTTACCCATTACTTTAGCTCTTTGTTCTCCAACAGTAAGTATTTGTATTTTTCTTGCAAAAGGTTTGTTAACTCTTTTGACTTTTGCAACTGTTGCTCTAGCATCTGCAGGGGTTGCAAATTTAATACGTACTGTGTCTTTAGGGTTTTCATCAGTATATAATCTTCTTCCGCTTCCTTTTGGTTTTTTACCGGTACCCTTCTTTGGGTCTTTTTTACGTCTACTTTTTACCACGTCTTTTAGTTCCTTTTCTAGCTTTTCTCATTTGAGCTGCAGTTGGTGCACCTTTTGCACCTTTTTTACGCATTTTCTCACCTGAGCCTGCCTTTATCCTTTTACGTTTGGCATGTATATTAGCCCATAAACCTTTACGTGCCATTATGCTTTTTTAGTTCTGTAACCGCCACCACGTTTTTTATAAGTTCTAACTAGCCATCCATTTGCATAAGCACTTGGATACACTTTAAACTTACGTTTCGCTTCAGCTTTTACTCTAGCATATAGTGCAGGATTAGTTGGCACTGCTTTAGATTTAGAAGACTTCTTTTTCTTTGCAGGTCTTTTTTTCGCCTTTGCCATAATTACTCCTTATATAAGTTATCAAAAGTTATACTAGGGTCTAGATAACTTTCATGACCCTCTGCAGAATGAAGATGTTGTGATGGTGTAAATTTAGGTGCACCCTCACCAGTAACCCATAATGCAGGACTAGTAGCCCTCACTCTGTTATTAGGTAAAGCTACAAGATTACCTTTCCACTCACAATCTTCTGTAATATATAAAACATGTGATTGTTTATGTTGTGCAGGACAATCAGCTATACCGTTATTTGTGTAATCTACTGTAAACATATATTTACCAGTATAAAACTTTCCGTCGATTTTGCAAAGCCATGGAGAAGAACTTACTCTATCCATAACTACCACAGAATGGTCTCTTGATTCACAATCCCATGGCTGACATAAATGGTCTTCCATAGGAACAGCCCACTCCTCAACAGGAATATCAGCTATCAGTCCTTGTATTGGCATGCGTGCCCACATGGCACCACCGTGTATGTTACCTTCGTCCCAATCATCGTACTCCCTTTCACAACCTGTAAAAACAACTTGAAAACTTAATGACCTGTCTGGAATGGTATTTACAGCAAAAGCAATAGCATGTAAAAATTCTCCATGATATTGCTGATGATTAGCTGTAAACTCTCTTCGCACCCAACATTTAAAGTGCGGGATATTACTTATGAGATAAGGCACTTACTTCTTCTTTTTTCTCATGGTTTTTCTTTTCATGCCGCCTTTCTTTTTGTATTTAGAACTTTTGAGTTTTCCGCCTCTTTTCATTCCTTTAGCTTTCTTCATGACCATATTATTCTCCTTTTAATACTCTTTCTTTTAAACGAATCGCACGAGGACCAACTTGGGTCGCCCAACGACTATCCATCATTTCAACTGCAGCAGTTTCCCAATCATGTTCTTCTAATGCAGCTAAAAACTTTTTAAACTTTAATAATCTTGTTATACCTAAATTAAAACACATATTTGCTAATACTCTTTGTATATCTTCAGGTAAGTGAATCCACCACTCTAAATTTCTATCTAGCTCTGTAGTTACAATATTTATATCTTTTTCAAAACATTCTTTTATTCTATCTTCAGAGACTGGTGTATCAACATCTTGACCATGTTCAGGGTCTGATTCTTTGATTAGATGCCCTATACCAAATGTAGGGTATCCAAGGTGGTCTAAATATATTTTATCTATACAGCCCTCATCGAATTTTAATTCTTCTCTAAGTTTATCTATATTCATAATATCTTGATTGTTGTCGCCCCTCCAGTTGACACTGTCACCCTCCCTAGAGCTGTCGTTCCTTGAACTCCATTTTCTTCCCCAACGTATAAGTCTATCCATTCAGTACCACTCCATAACTGTAGTTGATTTGTGCTTAGATTAAAAATTATATCACCTTTATTAAATAAATTTAAGTTTCTCTCTTCTTCATTAACTGTTACAGTCGCACCTAAATCTACTCGACCTAAACTTAATTCTAAAATCCTAACTAACCTATTAAAAAGTAAAGCAGCAGAAAAAGAATTTACAGGTCCAGTAGCATAGGGCAGTTTTGTTTGTAAGATTTTTCCCATTATCTTTGACCATCAGGTTTCAAGTCTAAACGAGTTGCTCCTAGCCTAAAACTCATACCTATATCGTTCGTATCATCATCATTAGATTGCACACGTATTACCGCTTGTCTACCACGTAAACGTGTGTTTAATTTTGTAGTATTAGAAAAACAAGAAGCTGTGGTTACTGTAGTTAAATCTTCTCCTGGAAAGTTTCTTTTCTTTAAAACAAAATCAACTTTTTGTCCTGATGAACCTAAAGAACCATCACCTATAAATTTTATATCAGGAATTATCCTATTGACATGTTGGAAAAAATCTCCTTCGCCTATATCGAAATCACTAGACTCAATAAAAACATTTTGCATAGCTGAGCCGTCATCATCATGACCTATCTCATGATTAAAAATACAACTACTATTAGATGATACTTCATGTGTTGCTATAGGGTTATCTAAAATACCCTCGTCTAGCCATGCATTTCTAGATAATTGACCTATTGACCAAACGTTTTCTTCATAATTATAAACAACATATCTATCTATATTAGTTTGACTTTTTGAACAATAAAACCATCCTACTTCATCAAAAGCTTTATTAGAAAATCCAAAAACTTGAAAACTTTGTGACTCGTTCATATCACTAAAAACGTAATCTAAAACAGAACAAGGAACTGTAGCAACTTGACCTGTATAAACGTAAAAACCTTTTTTGTCCATCCAAAAAATACCTTTAGTAGTATTAACTGCTGCATTTGGGCTTATCATACTTATACCTTCGTTTATCAGATTAACACCGAAAGTAAAAGGCTGTCCTATAAAACTTAGAGAGTAAAGAGCGGTATCTGTCCAAACGAGTGTTTCTTGTCTTGCCCTAATTGCACCTATGATTAAAGAACCTGAAGATAAACGTAATGAACCTGCGGTATTAGTTGGTAAAGGCTCCCATTGTGTTACATCTTCTTGGTCGCTAAAAGCTATAAGTAATGGGTCAGATATTCCTGACCTTGCTTCACCTTCTATAGGGTCTGCACCGAAACATATAACATGTCTGTCAATATCACTCACTAAAACTTGAAGTGCTACCGTAGGTGCTAAATTTGCTCCTGATAAATCAGGTAGTGCCACTGCTCTAGTCGATGTTCCACTACTGGTATCCCAATAATAAACACCACCACCTCTAGGGTTTATAATTAAATCCTCGCCAAAGTTATCGTGTGACCATAATCGTAATTGAGTAGCAAAAGATAATGCAGAAACTGAACCAAAAGTTCCCTCACCCCAATTACCTGAACCCCAACCGGTGGATGGTACAAAAACATCTAAACCCACATTAATTTGGTATGCACCGTCTACACCTGAACCACCGTTGCCTGTGTCACTTGAATTTGCAGTCGCAGATACTGTAAAAGTATAAGTATTAGAACTTGGTACAGATGTAATTTGATGTTCTTGGTTTAAAACAGATGCTGTTATATTTCCACCTAAACTCACTGCATCGCTTATAGTAACAAAATCTCCTTTAACAGCACCATGACCGCTGTCAGTTGCAGTTATTACGGCACTTCCATCAGTCGCAGAAAAAGTTATGGTGTTAGTAGATGTTTTTCTTATAGGTGTTACGTCGTAATAATTAATCCCTTCTAAGATATAATATTTTTGTGTAGCCCCTAGTCCTATAAATTGTGTTCCAGCAAGTGATTGCCATGCATGTAAAGCTCTACCACGTGATATAAAATTAGTACCACTTCTTTTTGCCCAACCACCTATTTTTTCAGGAAGCCCTTTTCTAAATCTTACTAAATTACTATCGAACCAACCACCTTCATTAGAATATGCTGTGAGTTCTTTATTAATTCCTGGTTTAAATACAAATTTTTGTAAAGGCATTTCAATCTCTAAATAAAACTAGCAAATACTATCGAACCAAGTATAAACGGATAGACCCCCCATAACAACATTTCTAATCTTTTAAATTTAGCAGAACCCTCATCTAAACGTTTTTCGATATATTCATACCGAATAGTACACTCACGTTCATGAGCGTTAAGCTCAGCAAAAGCATCTTTACTTGACATTACTTTTCTTTTGCTTTTCCGATATTTAACGCACACCAATCGATAATTTTATACAATTTAGCTAACCATTTATCTCCTTTTGGAGTCGGTGTAACAGCAGCTACGAAAGATGCTATAGCAATTATTGTACAAATCCATGTAAATATATTTAACCAAATCATTTACTTCTCCTGTACTTCTTCTTCATCTTCTTGAAGCTCATCTGTTTGTTCATCAACTTGTTCTACTACGTTATCTACTATACCTTCAGTAGATTCTGCTACAGTATCAACAACAGCTGCAACGTCTTCTAAAGCTGAATTAGTTATGTTACCTGCTGTTTTTACAGTAGAATCAATAACACTAGTCGTTAAATCTTTACCTCCATCTATAACTGCACCTACTGTCGCACATGAAGTTATAAACACAGTTGTGATTATTGTTAATAATATATTTTGCATATAAGTCTCCTCTTAATTATCTAAAGTTTTAGTTTCTGATTCTAAAACTTCGTCTGCTTGCTCTTTTGTTGAATCAACAAAAGCGTTATTAAATACACTCAAACTAGCATTTATCTGGTCTAATTGAAACTCTGTTTGTCGTTTTTTATTAGATAAATCTAGTATTTGAGAATGTAAATATTGTTGTTGTGGTGTTAAATCAGAAACTTTCATTTCTTTGTCGTTTAACATTACCACAGGGTCTTGATTTTCAATCGTCATTTTTACTCGCTTAATGTTTTAGTAACACTCGTTGGTGATATTTTTTCAGCTATTGCTGCATCTAATGATGCTTTCTTAGCAGTAACAGTATCCGAACCCATAGCTGTCTCAACCCAACCTTGTACGTCGCTTTCTTTTAGACTAGACCAATTTATAAAATTAGATAAATCATCTGTGCTTACTGCTTGTGTTCCGTACATTGTAGATGTCCAATTATTACCGTCACTATCTTTATTAGTATCGTCTGTTGCAGTAAGTCTCCAATGCACGTTATGCACTACATTAGATTTACCACTTTTAGAGGGATATGTATCACATGTTTTACAATCCCAAGTATATCCTATTGCCATATTTATTCTCCTTTTAAAGTTTTAATTTCAGATTGTAAGGCATCAACCTGTTCGTGTAATTCTTGTATGGCTTTTACTAATGGTGTTACTAATTTACTGTAATCCATTTGATAAATTTCTTCTTCTGAACCTATTACAGCATTAGGAACTATGTTCATAACTTCTTGTGCTATTAATCCTTCATCAGCTTTACCAGATTCTTTCCAATTATAAGCAACTGGATTTAATTTATTAATAACTTCTAATCCTCTAGCTTCACCTGTAATATCTTTTAGTCTTGCATCTGAAGATGTGCTAAAAGTTGTATTAGAACCATCTGAAGTAATAGAGCCTACAGCACTTCCACCACTTGTTTCAAAAAGACATAAAAATCCATTAGAAAATGAGTCTTTTCTAATAATTAATCCAGCAGAAGGTGTGGCTACCACAATCCCATCTTCATTATCAGGACAATCTATTGAAATTCGTTCAGAACCTCTTACTGCACTTGATGTACCCATTAATATTTTACCAGCACTCGTAATAGACATTCTTTCTGAATCTGTATTAGTATTAAAAACAATACTATGTTCGCCTTGTATCTGTAGAGAAGCTGTACCAGTTGCACTACTTAAACCTATAGAACCATAATCAACATTGTTATCACCACGAAGCATAAATTGTTTTTTACCATCGCCATTTCTGGTTTGAATTATTGCACCAGTGCCAACATTACTTACGCCATTAAATAAACCTGCGTATGTACTGTTACCTATAGCTGTACCTAGTTGTAACAGACCAGCACTTGTTAAACGCATAGCCTCTGAACTATTAGTAGTAAATGCCATTGTATTACTTGCTGGTGCATGAATAGATGTTTGGTCAGAAGTGTTTGTAAAATGCAATCTGTTAGTGCTTTTAATTTTAACATCACCAGCAACGGTCAAAAGTTCATCTGCATCTGTAAGTCCAATACCAACCTTTCCTGAACTATCAATACGCATTCTTTCTGATAATGCAGAACCACTTGATGTAGAAAACTGTAAAAATCCCTCTCTATTCGCAGAAGTTGCATTAGTTTTTAAACCTGCAACAGAGCCAAATACATCTGACCTTGATACGCCATCATCTGTAACTCCACCAAGCTCTAATGCACCACCTTTATCAGCACCCTGTCCAGACCTATTAATTAATCTTAGTTTTGAAACATCACCAGTAGAACCACCGTGTTTTATTGTTGGTGCGATTGGTGCTCCTGCGTTTGTAACATGTGGAATACCGTCTGCTTGTAATCGCATCATTTCGCCATTTGTTTTAGTAAAGAAACTTATTCCATCATCACCATTATTATTATCTAAAATAAAACCTTCTGATGTTGTATACATGGCACCTCTGTAAGTAGATGAACCACCTATTTGTATTGCTGGATTTGTCGCATCACCTGTAGCATTACTCGTACCTACATGAAGAGTTGCGTTTGGACTTGTGGTTCCAATACCAACCTTTCCTGTACTATCCATACGAAGCCTTTCTGAATTTCTAGTAAAGAAAGTTAAATCATCTGTAGTGCAAC